ATTTTCCTCTGATAAGGCATCGCCTGTTTCTGGTGAGCAAGAAAAGCTGAAGGGTCCAGCTCCAAATCGCGCACGTATCTTTTGTTTTAAAAGGTCGCCCCACATATTCAGCCACCTTCTAGCTACATAAACTTGAAAAGACCCCATACCGCTTGATCCAATCTCCATCTGGCTCCAAGTACCATATTCTAGGTTCCTAATAAACGGATCCGTATATTCACCTGATTGCCACCATGGAGGACCAGAACCAGTAGATTCTGTATCAAAACATAAACCATTATACGATATATCTGCCGTTAAGATATCGCTGATCCAATTAATCTGGGACCCCTGGGTGCCGAGCTCTACATAGCTCTGCATGGTATAAATATCCGTGGGGGACGGTGGAAAAACCCAATGTTTAGAGTTCTTTACAAACTGCTGATTACTAGTATGAAGCAGGGTTACAGCAGACGAATCCCAACTAGAACTAAAGCCTGGCAGCTTCTTCCACTCTTCACTATTAAATTGCACGAGTGAGGAGTCATTGCCGTGCGAATACCAAATCCCTCCTATATCAAGAGCCATTCTACTAAAGGCTTGATCTCCAAATGAAATAGTCTTCGTGCCTTCTCCTCCTATTGTATACCATCGATTGGTGTATTTGCCTATTTTTTCAAGAACATTGGAATCCTTGCCAAACACTGTAGGAATTAGAGCCCTTCCTGCACCAAAATTACTACTAGCCTGGTCGCTTCCAAAATTACCCAAACACAATGTATTACAACCCAATGTATTGTCCCATGTACCTTCTTGAGTCGTATTACTCCATCCACCTAAAATCTTCCCCGAGTGCAAAGGGAGTCCGACTGTGGGTATATTTCTAGTTATCCAGGGTTTCTGAATTCGATTATCTTTTCCCCATACAGATGACTTACATCTCCAATCCCAATCGTCACAACTTCCGGATGTCGTAGAGTCATTTCCTGATATGATATCGTGCATTACATTGTTTGAAATGTCTACCCATGTGTTGACTGAATCAATCCATTGTTCGTCATTGTCGCCGGGTAATTTAGTAGTAAATAACCCATCTTGTAAAATTTGATAAGTTGCAAATAAATGAAGTGAGCTAGTATTCATTTTAGTAATATTAGCGTCGCTATTTCTATTAGTGTCTAGCCAAAAATACACGCCTTCTGAACAATGTGTCAATTTATATTTAATTTGATCATAAGTTAATATATTACCGTCAGTTCTAGTTCCCACGTTAATTCTTGCCCATGCAAGAGTATCAACCCACCACATAAAATTCACATACCATGCGGCTCGGCCAACGGTATTCTTATTTCCGCTATCTAAATCATGACCAAACCACTTTTTAACTCGGGTGGTAACGGACTTAGACCAGGGGGTATCGTTAGAATTCTTTGTGTAATCATAATAATTTGTATTATCCTGATAATTACTAATCAATTTATCAGCCAGTCCAGGTGGGTCATTATCCTTGTTTCTTACAAATTTCATATTATGTTTCTTTAAATATTTTGTAACGGCTACACCGTTTTGTATGTATATCTTCACAGCCGCAAATATCGAAGTCATAGTTTTGTATTTTTTGTACCCATCATAGATATGATCCAAGTGAGCAAAATATTTATCGAGAGTTGTACTAGTGGTATTCTGGCTGAGGTCGAGACCATGCGTATTTCTGGAAATATCAATCCATTCGGAACTTATTACATTTAACCACGCTTGGACATTAAAACTAACCGGTTGATCTTTAGTTCCCCCCAGCTTAGCAGCAGCACTTACATACCAATTAGTTCCATTTCCATATCCCATTATATTAACTGCGTCAAAACAATGTACTCCATTCGATATTAAATTATAAATTGATGTAATGGAAGTTGGATCTCCTAATAAAGTTAGTTTCTGGGTTAGTGTCGAGTTATTTGGGTTACTATAGCGTCGGCCATCTATTAGTAGGTTGTTTTTCACCGCATTAAAAAATACAAATTGGTACCAATACATAGGATTGTTCCCGCCATCAATTCCCCCACCAGCGTTCTCGTTTGTCCAAAAACCTCCGTTTTCTAAATCGTAATCACACGTATCACACCCGGGTGTAACGTCGGTTCCATAAATTAAATTTTTATAATGTCTAGCTACTGTATTAATCACAGTATAAACATCCTTTTTACTATCCGTAGCGAGATAATTCGTTAAGGTAGGACTATATAAAAAATTATCTGTGTCGCCATCTGCGAGTTCACCCCCTAATGATAACCCTAATATACCGCTCGGATCATGGTTATTAAACCCTTTTTTGAGACTACAAAAACCATTACAATAAATATTATATGCCTTATTATAGTTGGTCATATTACTATAACCGCTGTCGGGCTTGTCAGCAGCAGCAGCACCACTTAGAAATACTGGATAGATAGTATCTTTGGTGTAGGAAGCTAACGGATCACCAAGGGTAGAGACTAATTTGTCGAAAAAGTTGTTTGATGTTGTAAAATCACCTTGTTCGGTTCTACTCTCTTCATATATATAGTGAGCATAAACACATAACATAAGAATTTTTGTTTGTGAAAACGCGAGATTATAATTATGGGCACCATTTTTAGCTAAAAATTTAGTCATAGTATCCCATCCTTGTAAGTAGCTATTTGCACACATGTCCAAAGGACTATACTTACCTAAATCTAACCATATACCTAATCTAATATGTTTCTTCATAGGCCAACACCCTATACTGGTTGTATCACAGTTTGTACTTATGTCAATTGTTTGCTTCTTGGCAAGCAACAGTTGCTTTTCGATAGCAACTGTAGTATTCTTGCTGGCTTTGCTGTTGATAAAATTATTTGTCTTTGTATATATTGAAGATAAATCTTTGTATAAATCTTTGTATAACTTAGTATAATCTGGCTCTGGATAGTTGTGTTTACTTCCTAAATTATTATCAAATAGCAGGTTCATCGAAGTATCTGAATTCTGCATATAACCGGTTAATATCTCCATACTTGGGGCGAATTTATAATAAGCCCTCATTTGCTGATATGGTGTCAGCTTAGAGGTGAATGTCGTCTCTTTGCTAACCTTTATAGCATATTGAAATAAATAATAGTTATATGACAAATCTAACTCCATAATACTTTTTTCATTTTCAACATACGTACCATAAGCAGGTAAAGTAAATGAATTAGAATAAGTGGTGAATACATTATCTAAGTATGATATATCATTTATAAACGGCTCATCTATCGGGGTGGGAATGGGAATTTGTTCATGATTAAAACTAAAGATATATTTTGTAAGATATGATATATCTGTGTATTTCTGAGGAGGATTAGAATATTTCAATGAGCCCATAACGCGAAGACCTAGTTCTTTACTTAGCACCGGTTGGGCTGAACCTATTGTTCCTCCAGTTCGCAATGTATTCATATTATTAGTATATGTTACAATTGCCGGCTTTAATGCCTTGTTATATAAATCCGTCAGCACTACCCCATATTTAAATTTTAATAACGGAATTAATTGCTGATTAAATAATATCATAATATCTGCTAAGGTAGCTGAAAAATTCTGGGATGTATAATCATGGACAAACTGATGAATATACATATTCATATTAAAAGGAGTGGCATCAAATGGGTTAGTCTTTAGAACCCCTTTCATTTTCGTCAAGTTGGTTATATCGTCTTGAATACTCATTACATCTGTAGAGGTGGCAAGGTCCGTATATAGTTTTGATATACTTAGTAAGTTTGAATATATTTTTAAGGGGTTAACTGATACATCATTAAGTCCTGCTCCAGCACCATCCGCGATTTTATCAAGTATTGCGGATTTAAGGCTAGCGCTACCGGTTGTCATAGTTACCTTACACACTGATCTATATAATGATTGATATAAGCCACTTAAATCTATATGTGAATTCAGAGGAGGAGATACTAAATTTTGGGGAAGCTGCGATGGGGTGTTCAACGTGTCAGGAATATGTTGAGTATATTTCTGCCACACATTTATGTTGGGGGCGAGATGAAAACTGTCCACCTGGGAGGCTGTTCTCATTTCATCCTCTAACGCAACTAGTTTATTTGTACGAAAATTTTCTAGCATACCATACACACATCCAGGAATGGCTCGATATAAGGTGGGGGGTAAAAGATATGTACCCTCGGGATCTGTTTTATTCGGGGAAACAATACCAAATTTTATGCCTATCGGGTTCGGACTCAATGTATCTAAATAATCGGTATAGCCCAGATTGATCTCGTCATCTAAGAATATTGTTCTATAATACGCCTGACTTATTTTGTTAAAATGTTGTAAATATGTATTCGTCTTATCATATGCTATTCGATTATTCACATACGTAGAGCCGGCTATCACTTCTGCGAAGTCGTTGGGTGGAACCGCCGAACTGTTATCCAGATACCATCGTGCCCAGCCTGTGCTGATGTCTCTGAAAGAAGACGTGAACAGATGATCCGGGTCTTGGCTCAAGGAGGCGTCAGTTACTGGATGATTCATGAAACTATCTTTATATCTCTTTTCAAATATAGTGTTGAAGGAGGCTTTAAAAGGGTCTCCACTGAATGATAGCTTCATTGATTGTTTAATTTTATTATCAGTAATTCCATTAGCAAAAGAGCCATCAAATAACAGCATCAGAAAGGTCTCATATTTAGCCATTGCGAACAGTTGGAACGAAGGATCAATTGGTTTATAGTTATTATTAAAGGAATTTAAACAACTGTCATTACATTGATAAATGCCCTTCTTATACTTATTAAAAATGAGAGTGGATGAAGCATCAAGTATAGAATATTGTAATAACATGGTTTTGCTAGAATTTAAACAATGCGCAATATCATTTTTCATTGTGGTGTCATAATTGATAATACCTTGGCACGCTGGAACTAAAACAGCAACCCAATAATGTAGTATGTCATTAAACGGATTATCCTTATGCCACTTGATTGTTGCTGTAGCATCCACATCGTTTGCATAGGTTAATGTCCAATAATTGCCTGTGCTGTCCCCTGACGGTAATAGATATTCATATATACCGTTATCTCGCTCCTTGACATATTCCCTAATAGTCTTCATATAAGGACTATATAGTTTCTGCGTCTGTTGATTGAAGTTATTATTACTCAACTCGAGCACGTCGTCTTTTCCTAATTTAACTACTAGAGAAGGAGGAGGAGGTATCATGTTTGGCATTCCTCCTAAACTATTATCTGTATTTATTATGCTTTCTAATACCTTATCCGATTCATTTTTCCGTGCGCTACCCCAAGAAACGTATTTTGTATCATTCCAATACCACATTGGATATATTGAATTAAACCACCCGTCTTGAGCGGTTAATAGTTCTATATTAATCTTATTCTGAGATTTACCTGTTCCGCCCGCGAGTGTTTGTTTCACATACCGAATATACGTTTCCAGCTTGAACTGCAAACTATTATAATCTCTATCCTGACAATCAAAAAATACGTTCTCAGATGCCTGTTTTTTCCTGGTTGTTGGTGGTATAATACAGGTATTCGGCGTATTATATTGCGTACTACATTTTGCTACTTGTGGTTGACATTTTTGTCTAAGAGTCGAAACATTCCTCCACAGGCTGTATTTTGTAGAATTCTTGATAGCTTCAAGAATTTTTAAAGTATCCTCACCATTATGGTCTTCAGAGAACCATTTGTTTATTATACTATCGCCCTGTTTTTGATCTGGCAAATTGTGGGACGTATCAGTAAAAAAAGTAACTCCTTTATCAAAATTGTTAAAGTTATCTTCTATTAAATATTTTTGAAAGGTATTATACATAGAAATATCTACATTCCATTCATTGTTTTTATATTTAACAAGTTTCTCTATATCACTACTAGTACTAATTAAGCCCGAAATATCTAACCAACGAGAAGTGGGGGGTATAACACTACTATCAATTTGCCCCCAGGTTTTAAGTGGTGGGTTATTGTTGCTACTTTCGAAATAAATAGGTAAGCCGCTGGTAACTTTTGCTGTGCCACCATTAGGAATATACGCATTTGTAACGCTAGTCCCATCATTATATCCTATAGGCTGATTATTGAAAATGTTTTGCCAATCATCTAAGTTAGCTTGTATTAAAGTGTTAGGGTCTCGAACATTAAAATTCCATTTTAGAGGGGCATCTCCAAAAAAACTCGCCCATGTCTTGCCATCAGTGCTATAGTTGTCCGCTAATATTTGTAACATATATTTTAACAGCTCGTCTTCGGTGATGATCTCCTTTGGAATATACTCAAGAAAGCGGTTAACTGGCGAAGTTCCCTTCTTATTTGAGGACGTATTAAATAATCCGCTAAGGTCATTCAGCAGTATTGGGTGGTTCTTCACATTGTCGTTATATTCTGCCAAACCTCGGAATAAAGTTACTAAGTATTCGTACATTGTTTTAAACTGATATTTCGGATGAATCGGACTGATTCGTGAGTCGCCCCATCTCTGTAAACCCGAGCTTAACCACCATACGTTAGATACATCTATACTTTTAGTGGTTAATAAATTAGTAGCCACCGATTGAGTTAACGGAGTATGAATTTCTAATACAGGTTTAGCACTAGAAATTAAAGCGGGGTAATCCATACCAAATTGCCCTTCGAGTAGAAACTGTTTCTGTTGGTCAATAATCTTATCAAATATCTTACGTAAACTGATATTCAACGGTACATTACCGTCGTTAGTAATGCATAGATCTGGATCTTCCTGTTTGCCACCTGAAGCTTCTTTTAGGTAACAGCGCGGGTAGAGTTTCCCTTTGTGATCGTCTTTGATGGCGGGGCATTTTTTCTCGTCAGGATAACATTGTGTGCCGTTCCAGCAACAATCAAACTGGCCACTCACAGCTAGATATTTTCCCTTCCCGTCTTGAGTAGTAAAGAAGGTCCTTGGCATCGTCTGGGGTCCTTCGCAGCTAACCGCGGGTAACACACTGCAGAGATAATTAACTTCCTTTTGGACTTCTTTAGACAGAGAGCCTATGCCAGAGTCGGGGAAATCACAGATATTATTGCATATCTCGGCGATTGGACAAACACCCTCGTCATTCAATATCCAGGAAATTTTAGCTTTTGGAGGAGAGTATTCGATGGGGATTGTACAAGAGCCTCCAAAATCGGTATTGAGTTTCTTGAAATCTCCACTTGTATTACAATTACAAATATCCATTGACATTTGGTTGACGCGATCTGTAAAATGTGTGTTGGAACTCGGGGCTGGGCAATGGAGGGCGAGCGGCGATTTCATGTTGAGTTCGCCTGTTATCTTCTTATATATCACGCTATCGACATTCGAATAACAGTTATTGTTAGGTTCACAATTCTTATATAATGCCTTTAAAGATAGATCGAAAGATTCCTGGGTGTTAGCTTCTATATAACAAACATTATATTGTAATTTCATGTTTTTTGTTTCACTATCTACTTCCCTGCCTTGTAAAAGTGGGTTGTACCAATTTACTAAATGAGTTCTTGACTTAGTTTGGTCTGCGGCATCGGAATCCAGCGATGGGCAATAGTGAGAGGGTACAAGAGTAGGAGCAGGTGTAGGACGAGGAGATGTGGCGCATCTGCATACTTGTGTTAAGGTGCCGGTCGCGGAGGGCCCAGGATCGGGGATATATGAACACATTTTTTGTGAGTCGATAAAGACCCCACCCTTGGGGTTCTCATCGCAGTCCCCCATAAGATTCTGTCCTACTGCGGTTTGGCGCGTACACGACAAATTGATATTTGGTATCGTGCACGGGGTGGAGGAATTCAAGTGTACTAAATAAAACGTTATTGTGTCATTGTAGCCATAGTTGCATAGAGTATCTATATTTATACTCTGTGACGAAGTATATGATGTAATTTGGTTTGTTACAGTCCGAGACTGGTAGCTAAGACGCAAACACTCAAATTTATCTAATGCTGTCTGCTGGGGCAAGAGGTTTACAAACTCCATAGTAGATGTTGTCGGATCAAAGTAAGCGACTGTCCTCGCTTCAGCAGTATAAATCTTCTGTAAGATAATACTTTGTGTACGTGAAATAGGTGTTAACTTATTGAGTTCCTTTAATAGATACTCCCATGACGTGTTCTTCTTTGTTTTCATTATATTATAGTAAAAGATTATAATTTTAGAAACCGTTCATTTCTATTCCGTTTTTTACAAGTAAATTTCTTTATCCGATATCCCTTCCGCTTAATTACTGCGTCCCTACATATAGCTATCGCCCGAGTTACCTTCTTAGTTTTATTTTTTCTAGCCACTTTTTTTATACACCGACATAATTTGGTGGCTAGTATTTGTTCGGCTAAATTCCGCCGAGTTTTCCGCGTTTTTGTTCCTAAAGGAATTTTATAAAATTTTAAAATAGAATGATAATCCTTGTCTTTTAATATAGACATATATTAATCAATGACAAAAAAGTACATTGTGTTTGACCTGGACGAAACTTTAGGAAATTTTGTTCAGTTAGGCATTTTTTGTGATGTTATAGAAAATATTTTCCAAGTACATCTAACGCAACGTGCCTTCAATGAACTATGTGACACCTATAACCATTTCTTTCGCCCTAATTTATTTACGATTCTCGACTCCATTAAACACCATAAAAAACAGACTCCCCATATTAAATTAGCCATTTATACCAATAATAATGGCAATCAATCCTGGACCCATAAATTAAAAACCTATATGGAACATAAAGCCCGCGCGCAGTCGCCCTTATTTGACCGCGTTATTTGCGCTTATAAAAACCGCGATAATCAAACCGAAAATTGCCGTAGTACTTACCAAAAAACCCCGCAAGATTTAGCCCGATGTGTTAATTCCCCGCGAAACGCCAAATTTATATTTTTTGATGACCAACATCACCCCCAGATGGCGCATGAAAGCGTTACTTATATGCGAACTAAACCATATACATACTTTTATCCATTTCATCATATGGTGGCGCTATTCTTAAAGACACAAACGGCGAACCAATTATTATATAACGCATCCTCTATCATTCGGTCTCAAATGCTAAATGAACTGGACAAATACAATTATAATGAACGTATAATAAGCAAAGAAGAGTATGACGTAGATAGCATCGTTTCAAAGAAAATAAATGACCACATTCATCATTTTATTAACACTTAAATAATCAGCACCATAAATAGTATTATGCCAGAAATTAAAACCATCACGACCAATCCAACCGCAATCCCTAAGACAGCAACTATCACCGAGAAATATGAAAATAATATTGTGTGGGGGTCAGTAGATCCCAACGCAGGAGAGATAGTGTTATATCCTAATACAGAGTCGAAGAGTATCGAGGAGCATTATGCGAGCAAAGCCCCATCCATTAATTTGAATGTATTTGGAGGAATAGAGATTCATTTTAACAACGGTAAACCATATCAAAATACGATTAATGGTCATCGGTCGGTGTTTAGGTATCCACTTCCAGAGGGAGAGACACAATTGACCAAAATAGTAGAACACAATGCGCTTTATAATGCATGGTATTTATCAGAGACAAAAACAACACACATAGGGTTTTTAGTAGATAGGTCGGGATCCATGACAAATATGTATACAAATGTGGTGGAGGAGGGATTATCCGAATTCGTGAATGAACAAAAGAAGGAGCCACATGAAGTTAGATTCTATGGTTCTATTTTTTCGGATGAACTGACCCATTTATTTAACGGCATTGATTTGAAGACGGAGACCACGGTTAAAGAAGAATATAATAAGATTATCCCATCAGGTTCCACCGCTTATTATGATGCGGTGGTGGATATGATTGATTGTATTAGAAAAAACTATACAATCAATGATGAGGTGATTATCGTATCGGCTTCGGATGGTGCGGACAATGCGAGCAGACGACATACTCTCCAATCAATGAAGCAGACGATTCATAAAAAGAAGCGACTCGGGTGGAAGTTTGCGATGATTGGCACGAATAATCTGGATGCGGAACAACTCTCTCAAGAGAATGGTATTGGGAGAGGTGCTAGTTTGAACGCGGCGGCAACGAGAGAAAGTATGCAATCAGCCTTTCGAGGTTTATCGGCCGGGGTCCAACGAACCCGAATGGGAGAAAGCGCCGATATTGTCTTTACTGATACAGAGAGAATTAGTAGTGGTCGTTAAGCTTTAAATACCGATTAATCCCTACTATTTTATTTTCTATCTTATAATATATAATGAATACCACCAAGTTATTAAAAGCATTCAAAAAGCATAAGTGGTATATAGTGGCGTTATGCGTGGTTGCTATAGTTGCCGTAATGAGTTTAAAAACGAGGGAGGGGTTTGAATCGGGTGAGGACACCTTTCATAGGGATGTCCGTGCAGGAAAGAAGTTGGTGTGGTTTTACGCGCCGTGGTGTGGCCATTGTAAGACAATGCACAAAGATTGGGACGAGGCAACCTTACTAGTAAATAGAAATAAACAGACACCAATGATAAAAATCAATGTTGGAGAGAAGGATAATGAAAAACATCAACAAATATCGAATGAATTTAATATCCAAGGATTTCCCACTATATTAGGGCTTAGTAATGGAAAGAAAGTAAGTGAATATAAAGGGGATAGGACTAGTGATGCTTTTGTGAAACATGTGCAAAATATGTGATCTCAAGCCGATCATTGAACCCTCACTAAATTTTTCTCTACCAATTCGTCAAAGGTTTGCGCGGTCGATTCAAATCCTACTGGGCGGGTATGTCCGAAAATATTAGCGAAATTTTCTCCTTTAAATGGATGTGGTCGCCCATGGTAGCACCTCGCGCTCTCATATAGCACAATCTCTCCAGGTTTAATGATAATATCATGCATTCTCCCATAATTATCTCTAAATACGAGAGGCCAATCTTCCTCCACCTCCTGATGTACATTGATAATAAAACTAACGACATGCGTCTTGTATACATCGGTATGCATTTTAAGCACCGCGTCTCTCTGATAATTACGTATGCCATATATAGACGTCCATTCTAATGCTTGACCTGACCAGCATTCCAACCTGTCTAATAGGTCAGTCTTTAGGCGCTTCACCATTGCGTCTTCTAGAGTCAAGATTTTAGCGGGACAGGTATTAGTTAAGCCTTTGCTGGTATATAAGAAATTCTTTAAGCCTTCATCATATATTTCATGCTTTTGTAGAAGCTTGTTTTTCGTGTAAAAGGAGGTTAGCGCCTTAAAAAGGTCATCCGGTAGGGTTTGTTTTATAAATCCCAGTTTGGTATAATTGGTTAGCATGTTTGCGATGCGAGGTTGAAAAGGCGTAGATAGGCTGCCATATTCCCTAAACCATTTAGTAATTACGAATTTCTTTCCTTTTATGGGAGGCTTACCCCAATGTATCGTATCTTGTAGTTCATTACCATTGCTATCCATATTATTCCAAAAAATACCCATACCACGCTTCGGCTTCATGGCAATATGTAAGTCAGTATATTCCGTCTCTCCGCCTTCTTCAACATCATTGAGATAAAGCATGAACGTCCAGGTGCGTTGTCCCTGCTCGGCTGCAAATTTATCCCATTCATCGCAATTTCGGGTAAACCAATCCGTATGTGGTTTAAATTCATTCCCTATTTCATAATATTGTCCTTGGGTCATTTCGGATCTCTCCATTTCTATTCCTAAATAATTACATATTTGTGCTTCGAGTGCTTTTACAACGGGGTCGGATTGTGGCATATCAGCGGTTTTACTCGTACGGAAATATTTATCTGGTTCCGTATCTGCTGTAGTAATGGTGGACTCGTAATGATTCTTTTTGATAATATTCATTAAATGGGTGCATGTTTTTTCGTCTAAAAAATCCTCAATAATATTTAGATTAATTTTATCCGTTTCAACTCGTTTCGCATTAGGAAAATGTGCATTGTCCAGCGTTTTTAAAGCATATGTATCTGCTAATGTTTTCCCTTTAGGTTGTTTCGGATGATGCACGGGGCAATTCGGATTATTGCATTGGGGAGTATGTTTCATTGTATTGCTTACTTCTGCTGGGTCAAATCCTTCCTTCATTAAGATTTGATACATTTCCTCTTTATTGCATCCGCGCTCTATATTAGTCTGGATCCATTCTCTCCAACTAGCATCTAATGATTTCATTATACATTATTATAATGAAATTATTAATATTGTTTTAACCAATTAATATATCTCCGATAGAAGTGATTAACACACATTCCCCATGCATCAGGCCCGGCTTTTTCGGTCCCGTATAACACGAGAAGTTCGGGCAGCAGTGAGCGCCGGGGGCATACGGATCATCATTGCACGTTCCTTTGGGGGGGTTGGTACACTGCAGGCTAGGCCCCTCACCTATAACCCCCACCTTAACACTCTTCACCCCGCCCCCCACTCCAACCACCGTCTCAATATTTTTTTTACCTTTACAATCCAACCCATCCATCATCTTAAAGAGGGATCGACCACCGCCGTGAGCACCAACGCCCCCACTCATTTGATTAATACAGAATACCTGATTCTTATTTTTGTAATTTGCTAAAAGACCGGGTGGTCCTCCAACATACGTCCTCCCGAACATCATTCCAACTCCTGCAGAAGATAAGGAATTTGGCAGACCACTTAGTTTAGGTCCACCACCTTGGGGTCTATTCGTCCAGCTATTTGAGCGCGTTCCAACCATGCTTCGTTGTTTGAGAGACATTATATAATATACAAAGAAAATAAAATTACACTGTTTTATAAAGAGGCAATGTACGCGCACTAGCATCTTTCGCATCTACGAACCTCGGCATCCAATAATATGGAATAATCTCTCCGCAATTAGGATAATAGATATCAAACAGTGCCCTGTAATATAGTTGTTCTTTGGTGTTAGGTGGATTATGGACGAATTGATATTCTTTTAATAAGGTCTCCCAATCAGTGGTAATCGATTGGGAGGCTAATGCGGCCACCACTTTCTCATCAATTATCTCATACCAGGATCGTTGCAAACTACTGACTCCATCACTAAACGCCTCTTTTTTTCTAAATAATATTTCATCCGGTAAATAAGTCCCATCATTAAACGCCTCTCGTATCAAATATTTCTCGCATTTATTTTGACCGGCATGATATCTTAACGCGGGATCCATAGAGAGATAAAACTGAACCCATCCCCGATCCAAGAAGGGTGTTCTCGCCTCCAATCCATGCGACGCAATACACCGATCCGAACGCAGCACATCAAAATAATGGATATCATTTAGTAATCTCCTACATTCCGCATCAAATTCATATTTATTCGGCGCAGCGCCAAAGTATAAGTACCCACCCATTAACTCATCGCTTCCATCTCCATTAAATATCACTTTAGCCTCACTATGTTTAGATATATACTCGGCAACCAAATAATTTCCTACACTGGCTCGCACCGTAGTCGTATCATATGATTCGATCGTCCTAATCACCCGAGGAATAGCATCAAAAAAATCCTCCTCGCTTACCACAATAGAGGTATGCTTGGTACCTAAATAATCCGCCACCTTTTGCGCGTATTTTAAGTCTTCCGAACCCTTTAATCCAATACTAAAGGTTTCCAATTCAGGAACATATCGTTTTACAATAGACGCCACTAAACTACTATCTAATCCACCAGAGAGAAGGCATGCGATAGGTCTATCCGCCGTGCCAACAATACGTTTAGACACGCTTTCTATAAATTTGGCCTTTATTAAAGAGAAGAGCCCATCATATTTGGATATTTGTGGATAGAGAGATAAAAATCCCATCGACGAATATAGCATCTCTTTGCAATGGTTCCACTCGCCTCCTCCGGTAAAAGTGAGCAATGTTCCGGGTTGAAACGCCTCTAAAGAACACACGTCATAATGACGCTTCAGATGATTATACATATACGATAATTGTTTCAGTTCTGAGGCAAACCCAAAGTCATGCATACTTTTTAAATAAAAAAGGGGCCGCACCCCATATGGATCCCGTGCAACAAACATTGTACCCTCACGATTATCAATCAATACAAAAGAAAAAACCCCATCTAATAGATGGAGGGTATATTCTATACCAAACTTGCGGTATAAATGAATAATAATTTCGCAGTCGCTGTCCGTAGTAGGAACCAGCGGAAATAACATATCATATAAGGAATGATAGTTATAAATCTCTCCATTACATACTAAAGTGCAATCATTGATATTAAATGGTTGATGAG